CTGGAGGATAGCATGTTAGCACTACACGAATTAACTAATGACGAGTTATTCGCATTAGTAAAAGCAAATCTGTATGGGGACTCTACTACCTGTCCTAATACGGATAGTCATTACATATCAGAGGAGTATGGTCTATACTTCCAAGTTCGCTGTCGGGTCGAACACTATGATACTGTAATGCTTGACAAGGCAGGGTATGAACTTCTCATACAGAACGCTAATGACAGGGGCTTAGTGCCTTTGTATATCTGTTCAACTCCAGTTGGTATATGGGAGTTCAACCTTGCCCTTGTTAAACCGACACTTGATAAGACTCTTGCATATCTAGAGATAGATAAAGGCAAGCCTATCTTGCAATGGTATCCTGAATATAGTAGCGAAGATGAGTACAGTTATCATGCTCTCGATGATGAGCAAGAGAACATGTACATTGACCCAGCAGAAATAGATATTGATATGGAACTAGAAGAGTGGGAGTTAGAGACTTGAAGTCTGTCAACTTCTTCATTAAGTACGCACCTATTATACTACCGCTAACATTTTTTGTAGCAATAGTTATCTTTACGTATGCTCTTCTTCTTCTGTTTCTTCTGATTGGCCATCTGTTTCCGTGGGTGGTTTAGTATCCCTATCAACGTATGGTCTATAGCCACCCATCTTTGAAATAAGTTTACGCATAGCACGATTGCAACGCATACGTGTAGCATCGCTTGTTCCAGTATCTAGTTCATTAGCAATATCACTATAGTCCATTGCCTCTGCGTATCTCAAGAAAAGTATGCGTTGTTCTTCATCATTCAACTTATGATACGCAAAGTCAATCTCTATCATCATAGCCTGTAGATTACCGCCCTCACTAGGTGCGCTAGGTCGGCCTGGTCTACCAAGATTTAACTTGTGCGTTACTCCCCATTCATCTCTGAGTACAGCAGGAAGCAAGGCCTCAATAACATCTGACTCATAATAATACAAGTCACTCACATCATAGCCTAATGACTTAGCCTTCCAGCGTTGACAGTAATCCAATGCCTGATTACGTAGGCTTCTATAGATTAAATTCTTTGCGTCCTTCGGACCAATAGATATCCACTCATCTAGTTTATTGGGATGCTCAGGAAACCACTGATACAATGACTGTTTAATGTCATCGTACTCCACCATATTAAACTTCTTGTGGTACTCAGTTGCTACTGCAACTATAATATATTCCCAAGGTTCAATCTGTTGCCAGTCCATTATGCTACAATCACTTCCTGTATCTGTGATAGCGGTACACGCCACCCATTAATATCTGCTTGGTAGTATTCATCAGTCATATACTCATCCGCTTTGAATGAACCGTAGATTTCTACAGTAGAATAGTATTCTTCATCTGTGACTTTAACCCCAAAAATTGTACGCCCTGCATCTTTTTTCCAGAATGGAATAGAGTCACGTGTGCGTACCGTACGTACCTCTACATCACCAACATCAGGAATGTTCTTGCGCTGACCATGAAGTTCATTAGGATACCAAGGTACAGACCATTGCATATTATAAGTGCGGGCTACCGCCCACTCAGCAACGTTTGCTCTGATATTAGCATTAATCTCAGGTTCTAACTTACCCAATCGTTTACCTGCTGCATAATTAGGGCGGTCAACTGAACCCATCTTAGCAAGCCAACGTTCAACTGCTAAGTTAGCGCATACTCTTACTTCATCTTTAGTTAATGTTACTATCATTAGGCCACTTCCCTCTTAGTACCATCATAGCGATGACACCATAGTTTGCGATATCCTTGAAGGAATCCTCAAGGGGTTCGTTCTCTGCGGCTGTACCTTTATCAATTAAGTTATTAATGCGAGCACTCTTGTCATGCATGCGTACACGTAGGCCATTGAGTGGCCCACCAGGAGACTGAGATATATTCTTTGGTCCATAGTCTCGGTGCTTACTAATAAGCAAGTCACCAAGTTCCTCCATGATACCTCTTACTTCACGTTCGAATCTATAATCGGCACCGATACCGTGATAAGTAGGGTTGAGTCCGTCTTCTCCATCCGTACTATCTTGAAACCTTGCTTCGCCAAGTGCTCGGTAATCTGCCATATCTCATCACTTCCCATCATCTAAGATTGACTTAAGTTCATCATCAATACCCACCATACTACTGCGAACGATTGCTTCTTCAATGATATCTACTATTGCATCTGTGTTAGTCTCTGCAGTGAACAATGTCATGTACGTATCTTGCGTAATCTTTTCTATCTTCTCAGGTTCATGTGCATACTTATACATACAGCGTAACAAAGAACCTATCATTAAACGATAGCCATTAGGTAAGATAAGTGCAGGGTCGAACTCTTCGTCCTCTTCTAAAAGATGGTCAGTTGCTTCGAATACATTCTCGAACTGTTCACCACATTCAGGACATTGCTTGCTATTAATCTCATCGCTCATCGTTTAACCCTATCTTGTCTCTGATATATTCCGCACCGTACTTAACGTAAACAGAGTTGACATCTTCCCCGTCTGGCATGGAGACGATTGTAACTGGAAGTTCTCGGGCAAGCCCTGTAGCAAATTCTTTCCCAGGTTGGTCTCCATCAGCGAAGACGAATACTCTTTCAAAGTCTGCAAGCAATCTTGTGTAATGTTTCTTCCAAGAATTTGCACCTGGAACACCAACACAAGGGATGCCGATGCACTTGCTGAGTGTAATGGTGTCAAGTTCTCCTTCACAGACTCCAATCCAATCACCTGCCCTTTCGATATCTAGTACGTTGTACATTTTAGTATCTGCACCAGTCATACCCATGTACTTGGGTTCAACTGCTGGGTTCAAACTTCTAAATCTTAAATCAACTACACCACTCTTGGTGATGTAAGGGATAGACAACCTACCAAGGAAGGCTTCATGTCCTACCTCAGGTTCCGCGACTACGCCTAATCGTGCCAACCGTGCTACTTCCACCGTAATTCCCCGACTTCGAAGGTAGTCTTCGGCCTGATAAATGTTTTCCTGGTACCGCTTGGTTGCTAGTTCCAGCAAATCCTTCTGCGACTCTCGCTGCTTCACGTATGTTTATCCCTTCTTGTCTAGAAATTATTTGTAAACTGTTGCCTTGCATACCACATGCAAAGCATACGAATAGATTGTCATCAAGATTAGCGGTGCCTGATTGATGTGAGTCACCATGGAATGGACACTTAAGGTTTACTTGACCATGGTCTCTGCGTATGCTAGCACCATAGTGTTCAAGCACATCCTTAATGGATGGTAAATCATTCACCGAATACATCACCTAACCTAAGTACTAAATAAGAATCTGCTATTGATTTTCCTCGAGCCTTGATAACAATCGCAGCGAGGACGGACTCACGGTCGAGCCCCCTTGCTTCCGCATAATGCGTTGCTTCAATCTGTGCCTCTTTCGTCCAACCAGAGAGGTCAATGCGACCTGATGCACCTGGTGCTTTGGCTTCGATAACTCCAACTGAACCAAGGAAGTCCGAACGGACTGCAACGTCGCCCTCATCTCTTGCACCTGTTCGAGCAAGTCGTTCAGCGTCGTATCCAAACCCTCTAAACCAATTACGGATGTCTGTTTCAAATGTAGCACCTCTTTGCTTGTGTGATTTTCTAGTTGTCATTAGAGCATTAGCCCCATGATAGTGGTGATAATTGCAAGTAATTCTGTATAAAATGTTTGGAATAATAACATAAGATTAATCATTAATGTCCGCTCTTATCTCTCTTTAGAATACGAACAGCCCACTCTAGGCCATTGTTAACGCCAGCTGTCCAGTCATCTGTAACTGGCACACGTGCATCTTCAATCTTCTTGATTAACTTCTCAATTTCCATCTTAGTTTCAAGCATTATAAGACGGCGCATCTCTTGCGTCTGGTCATCTTCTTCTTCTCTAAGCATCTCTCACCTATACATTCTCTGGGATATCATCAATAAACATATACTCAGGATTAAAAGCAACCCATGTCATGAGTCCTCCTCCTGCATCAGCACGTCCGTATCTATTCTTAACAGGTGCAACACCCATAGAAGTACCAACAACGCCGAGGGTACATATAAGAGCAGGAAGTTGAGCAACTTTGCCTTGAATGGCAGAACGCGGCTGACACGGAGAACCCGAGACAGCCTCCGAAGTATGGTGTAAGACAACAACCGCTGCGTTCGTCGCTCTGGCAAGGTACTTCAACTCCTTCATGATTGCACGCATTGATGCAAATTCTTCACCACCATCGGTGGCTACATCCATTAAATTATCTACAATAATAAGTACAGGTGGGCAACCCCATAGTTCTTCGAACGCCTGTACTTCTTCGTCAATATCTTGCAATGATGGGGCAGATTCAAATGACCAAACAATATGACTACCTCGAGATAGCGTAGCCTTTGTCCATCCAATATCATTTATTAACATCTGTTCTACGTCACTCTGTGACTTACCTGAAATCATGGATGCTAATCGCATTGCCATGGTGTGAGCGTTGGTATCTGCTGAGATGTAAAGTGTTGGCACCTTCATCTTTAATGCAAGTGCTAGTGCTAGTGTAGACTTACCCACTCCTGGCGCTGCTGCGAACATTGATACTTCGGAACGGCGGATGATAATCTTATTATTCTCGAACGCCTTGAAACAACTTGGTAATGGCTCGCCACCGATACTGGCACGACCAACGCTTCTGACAAGTGTACGCATCCT